CACCAGCCTCGCTTGTTGATCGAGGCATTCGTGCCCGTGTTGGTGTAAAGCGCGCCGGCCTGCAACGGGTTGCCCATGTTGTCGGTCGTCGGGTGCGAGTTGACAGCCTTGGACCCCAGGTACATGACCTGCATTGCCGCAAGGCTGGCCGTGGCCGTGCCCGCAGCCGAGGAAGCAGTGCTCGCGCTGTCTGCCGCGGCAGACGCGCTACCACTGGCCGCGCTCGCGCTCCCTGCCGCTGCTGATGCACTACCCGACGCGGCAGAGGCGCTGCCAGCAGCGGAATTGGCGCGCTCCTGAGCCGCAGTTGCGTTCGTCCAGCACGCGACCGCAATCTCGCGCATGCGGGACACTGCAGGCGGGACGCTCGTCGCGTATGCATAGGCCTCGTTGTTGAAATTGATGCTGCCGAGCGCCGGATAAGGCGAGATGGGCAGCACGTCCGGGATCGTCACGATATCGGTCATACGTTGCCTTTGATTTGGATTTCTGCGCTGGCGGTTGGGCCACCTGTGGACCTCACAGTGCCGGACACCTTCCCCACCGTCGCCAGGTGCGAAAACTTGGGGATGTTGGACACCTCGATCGCAACCACTTTTCCTGCGATCTGGCTCAGGAGCGAATCAACCAGCGGCGCTTGGTCATCCTTCACGACTACGGAGAGGTTGATGTTTTTCGCCTTTCGCCCCTCGATGTATTCATAGGTTCCATCAGGGTTGTCTTTGGTGTAGCCGTAGTCCTTTGTGGCCACTTCTGCGCCGCGCTCAACCGCGCTGAAATTCCCCACGGGCGACAGCAGCGTCTTGTGGTTGCCAATACTGATGTAGCCCACGGCAGCCTCAGCAGTGGGAGCGGTTCGGCGGATAGTGATCTTGATTCGCTGATCTGGGTGCAGCGGAATGCCCTTGAGCACGTAGTGATCGCCACGCTGCAAGTCCCCAAACAAGTACTCCCACTCACCGTAGGCCTGCCTCCACAGGTCTGCATTGATGGGAGGAATGAGGTTCGCACCGCCAGCGCCGGCCGTGATCGTGATGCTCAGCGAGTCGCCCTCCAGCCCATACAGAGCCAGGCCATCAATGAAAACGCCCTTCAGCTCGTAGGTCAGAGACTGAAGGGCGCGAGCCTTGGTGAATAGGTATTGATCGAACGGGCGCCAACGATTCGTAGGCTCTTTGAACAGCCACTCAGCCGGCAGCTTGTCCGGCGTGGTCGCGGTTCCCGTGTGATCCTTCACGCATTCATAAATCTTCCTTTCGTACACGCGGCGGTCACCCACCTTGTAGTTGCCGGACCCGACCCACGCCACCTCGCCCTGCGCCGTGTCCAGCTCGGGGATTGATGTGGCGGGGCCGAAAGAATCCGTCGTGATCTCTTTCGGCAAAAGGATGTTCATACCTGTGCGACCCTCAGTACCCCAGACTCGGAAACCGTGTCGAATCGATCTGCCATCTGAGGCAGTGGGTTTGTGTTTTGCGCTGTACGCTGGGCAGCCATTCGCAGCTCGCTGACCTCGGACCTCAACGCCCGCACTTCCGCCAGCAACTCCGCGGTGCCGACGCCTACCATTGAGGCACCTCCCGCCCATGGGTTGAACGGCGCCGGGACAATGGCCTCATCCTTGTGGATCATTGCCAGCATGTCGTGCGGGACGCGATTGGTGCCAACGTCGAAACGCGGGATGCCATTGCGGTCCAGGGAGGCCAGCACGTCGGCTTCGGAAAATCCGTAAAGGTAGGCTAGGTCCTTTGCAGTGCCGCCTGCAGCGCGGAAGTCGTCGGCCAGGCCTGCGAAATCGCCAGTGCCACGGTACTTCTCGAACGTCGGAGCGAGGCTGTCGAGACGCTTTTCGTAGTCCGGCGCGGCGTAGTCATAGATGACCGCACCACCTCCCAAGATCGCCGTGGGCGTCTTGTACTTGCCGCTGTTCGCCGGCTGGAACCCGCCGCCGCCACCCCCACCCCAATCTGGCGTCGGCGTCTTGCCCGACCCTGATCCGCCACCCGCTGCAGGCGGTTTTTCAGGGAACAGCAGTGCCTCCAACGCCTTGATCGCAGCTTCCACGCTGAGCGTCGCATCGATCTGGGCCTTGTTGCCGTCGAGCAGATCCCGCCAATAGCCGAGCGTCTTGTCGAGGCGCTCAAGCTGCTCTTGCGAGTTCTTGAGCTGCCGCTCTTCGACGCTCAGCTGCGCATCACCCTTGTCAGCCAACTCAGTGAGCTGGCCCGCCAGGATCAGCGCATCACGTTCCCTTTCGAACTGCGACGCGTAGCGCCCTGCGCTGATGCCACCGCGCGCAGCGCTGATTGCATCTGACAGGCCGTCGTAGGCAGTCAGCTTGGCACCACCACGCACGCCCGCGAGAGCCTGCTCGATGTACACCATGCCCTGCGCAGCGAGCATCTGCTGCACGGCATCCACAGTCCCATACAGATCTCGCGCATTGCTCTTGAGCGTATTGAGTGCGCTGGCCAGGCTGTTGATCGCCTCTTGCGAGGCGGACACGATGCCTTGCCAGTACTCCTGCTCACGGGCCACCGCCGCCTCGAAGTTCGCCAGCGCTGCGTCCTTGGCCTTCTGCTTGGCCTCCTCCAGTGCGCGCGCCGCTTCGTCAGCCGCCGTCTTTGCCGCGTCGGCCGCAGTTTCCGCAGCCTTTTGAGCCGAGTCCGCCGCCACGCCGAACAGCTGCGCGAGCGCGAGCAGCTTGGCTGCAAGCTCGGCATTGCCCGACGCCAGCGCGTCCTCGATCAACTTGCGGAACGCCTTCTTCGCAGCCTCGCCGCCTGCGGGGTCTATGTCCACGCCAAGGCCCTTGAGCTGCTCGCGGACCTGACGTTGCAGGATCTCGGCACGTTCGGCCTCGGAATAGAACCCGGCATAGAAGGCGTTGATGTTGTTCGTCAACGCCTCGATGCCGCCCGAGGTCTTCAGCAACGCCGTCTGCGCCTTGGCGTTCAGGTCATTGAAGCCGACCAGGGTGTTGGCCCAGCTCTTGAAAGAAGCATCGATCACGGCAATCTTTTGGATCGCCGCAGTCAGCCCCTCGACAGTCACATCCTCGCCAAGCGCATCCAGTTCTTCGCGCATCCAGCCTGGGATGTCGCCCTTCTTGATCTCTGCGACAAGTGCGCCGCCCATGTCGCCCACGAACTGCGCCCAGGCCTTCTGCGGATCAGCATCCAGCTCGCGGTCCTTGTACTTCGTGAGCACCTCTCCCGTGAGCTTGTCGATGATTTGAAAGAAGCCCATCGCCCCTTCGTCGCCGTGCTTGGGGTTCGTGGAGAACCCGGCAGCAATATCAACCTCTCTCGCCGTCACGCCGCCGATCTTGGCCAGGGCCTTGTACATGTCGAGCATGCCCTTCACCGTGGTGTCGAGCTGCTTGTCGATGGCCTCGTTCTTGCGGCTGGCGAAGTCGCCCAGGGTATTGCCCCATGCGTCCGTTCCCAGTGCCTGGCGCGCGGCCAGTTCGCGGTCGGTCGTCGCGGTGGATGCCACGCCGCCCGAGTGGTTCGGGCCGCGAGAGCCGAACCAGTCGCCGGACAGAATCTTGAACAGCGCGATGCCGCCCAACAGGATCGGAGCCACCGTTCCCAGCAGCTCCGCACCCGTATACAGACCCGGATTCGACAGCACGCCCGTGACGCTGCCGCCGCTGCCCCAGGCGCCCAAGCCGTTCATGAAGCCCGCGCCCGCGCCTCCGCCAAACAGCCCCATGGCGGACTTGCCGCCGCTGAGCATGCTCAACGGGTTGAGGCCGCCACTGGCCACGCCGGCCGCCGGGGCGCCCATGCCGAACAGCGAACTCACGCCGTACTGCACGATGGGTTCAAGCACCAGCGTGGCAAACAGCCGCTTGAGGTACTGCGCTGCGTCCTTGCCGCCGGCCATGATGTAGTCGGACAGCGTGCGGCTGATGGTCTGGGCGGTCTTGTCCCAGTCCTTCGCAGCTTCGTCCGCCGCCTTCTTGTTGCCCTCGCGCACGCCCTTCTGCTGCATCAGGCCGAGCAGCTCACGACGGGCTTCTATTTCCTTCTGGAGCGCGAGCAGCGTTTCCCCATCAGCTTGGCGACTCAGCGCCTGCTGATAGCTATCCTCAGCACGCGCCAGTGCAATGCGAGCCAGCGCCTCAGCATGCGTGATGCCGGCCGCCGCAGCCAGGATGTGGGCCTCCTCTTCGTCCTTGGCCTTCTTGAGTGTTTCTTCCACCTGGGCCGCGGCGCGCTGGCGCTCTTCCAGCAGCTTCTCCGAGGCCTTGACCTCTTCGCTCCAGGCCTTCACGCGGGCTAGCGTGATTTGCTCCTCTTCTTTTGCCATGGCGGCCATTGCAGGCTGCTTGGCGAGGAGCTTGGCTTGCTCCTTCTCCAGGTCGGCAAGAGACATGCCGCCGGCCTTATATGCCTTGGACAGCATGTCCCACTCTTTGTAGAAATCGGAGGACAGCCCAGCTAGTTTCCCGTACAGGTCGCGCTGATCCGCCAATTCTTTGTTGAGCGCCTTGGCAGCCTTCGCCCCCTCCTTGTCCTTTTTTGCAGCCTCCTCCCGGATGGCGCTCAGACGCTTTTCGATCTCCTCCTTCGTGTATCCGGCGGCAATGCCCAACTGGCGCTCCTGCTCCAGTTCGCGCTCCAGCTTCTTGGCATCCGAGAGATATTTGAGACCGCGCTGATTCCATTCCTCTCGCGCACGGACCTTCTTATCCTCCTCTGCCTTCCGCTCAGCATCGATTTGCTCTTGCTTGGCCTCCTGCTCCATGGCAGCAAGGTTTTGCTTATGAAGCGCCAGTCGTTGCTGCAGCAGATCAATGTCCTTCTGCGTGAGGCGCCCGCCACGTCCAGTAGCTGCGCCGCCGGCGGTTTCCGAGAAGCCAATGCCAGCGGCCAGTTGCCGCTCAGCATTGGCAATCTCTTCACGCAGGCCGCCGATCTTGTCCGCAAGCGTGGCTGCGCGTCCTGCGCCAAGCATGAGGTTCCACACCGTGGTCGCCGTCTTGCCGAGCTTGTCCCAAGAGCGTTCCAGAATGCCCAAGTTGTCCCGGATTTCCGAAGTTCCGCCACGCAGCGCAGCGGCATATGCCTTCTGTGCCACAGCAGCGGCATCAGCCTTGCGGCCTTGCTCCTCCAGGGCGCGGATCTCCTCGTAAGTGGCCACGGTCAGGAAATTCATTCCCTTCTGCAGCTCCAGGGCAGCCTTCAGCGGCTCTTCCTGCAGGCTGGCGAACGCCTTAGCAGTTTTCTCAACAGATGTACCGGTTGCCTTTTCCCAATCGATGGCGGTCTGGGCGTACTCCTTCAGAGTCGCAGTTCCGCGCACCCCAGCACTCGCAAAATCAGCCAGGGCAGCCGATGCCTTGGACTCGTTGCCGCTGATGGCGCCCATCTCAGCTGCGAATTGGCGCAGCTGGGTTGTGGATGCACCCATGGAGTTGCCTGTCGTGACCAGCGCCAGGCGGAGTGCGTCCACCTCTTTCGACCCCTGGTAGTAGGCGGCTCCTACTGCCACTGCAGCCGCACCAACAACGGTTAGCGGGTTCACCATGCCCACCAGCGTCGTGGCGAGAGCCTTGCCGGCCGCCCCGAAGCTGCCGAACATATCGCGCAACTGCAGGCCCTGCTGAGTGGCGACCGTGAACAACGGCATGCCGCCCTGAATGCTCACAAAGATGTCACTCAGCTGCGCAGGCACACCCCTCATTGCGGCGGCAGTAGCCTTGGCAGACATCCCCATCTTGCCCATGGATGCAGCAGCGGCGTCCTGCGCCGCTTCCGCAGCCCGCAATTGAGCCAAGATGGGCTCCATCACATCGCCGCCAATGCCGCGATACTTGCCCCACGCTTCGAAATACTTGGCAGTCCCCTTCTCGCCCGCCTCTACCGCGACAAGTGCACGCTGCACGCTGTTGACCCAGGATTTCTCAAAGGACTCCAGCTTTCGAGCGGTCTGATCCGCCCCCTCGCCCATCTTGGAGATGCCCTTGCTCGCCTCCTGACCGGCCTTGACAACCGTCTGAGCCGTTTCCTGGACGCTGCGCTTGACTGAGCTCAATCCCTCTTGCGTCTCGTCCTTGGCGATCACGCCGATGACTGCCTTAGGTCCTTCTTGCTCCATGGCTCCGCCCATAAAAAAGGCCCGCCAAATGGCGAGCCGGAAAAAGAAAAGCCCCGGAATCCGGGGCTTGCGTGCAATGCGATTTCTAAGGGGTTGGGCGACTACTTTGCAGCAGACAACCGCTCCCCACAGGCGGCCTTTTTCAGCGCCTCAAACAAGGAATCATCAGACCCCTCTTTGAGCCGGGCATGGTCGAGGCTGGAAAAAAAAGGCGTGTATCCAGTGAACGCTCCATAACTGTTCTTGGCATTCACCTCTCCGCAGAGGTAGAGATCTTTGCCATCCAGCTCGCGGTACACCGCCAGATCGCGATACTTCGCACCATCCGGATCCTTGAAGTCCTTCGTCAGGGCGCGCTTGGCTGATGACACGAAAGTTGTGTGGTTCTGCGCGAGCACGACAGGCGCAGCCACGGTGGCGGCGGCGAAAACGCCAAGAACAGCAAGCAGCCTCATATCTCCTCCAGTGATCAACATCGGCAGATGGTAGCAAAGCGGCTGATTCGACCATGCCGCGCATGCGGTAGGCTACCCGGCTGTTGCATGGACCGGGAGATGAGAATGACTGGATGGCTGCTGCTTCTACTACTTGGCGTTGTCATTTACCTCGCATGGCGAATCAGCAGGAAGAGCGTCACCAAGCCTCAGGAGCGCAGCGCAGATGTGAGGTCAGAGTCGCTGCCGCCACTTCAGCAGGCGATAGAACATGAAATTCCTGAGACGTTGTCGGTTTTACGCGAGCGTGCATGCGCAGATAGCGCGCTGATTACCATCGAGACCGAGAACACTACCCAGCCAGAAGGAATTCATCGATGGCCCCAGAGCAGGACAAATGCCATGCTGGAGTGGAAATCGAATCATCGAGAGAATATTCTTCGCATCACCAAGGATAGCGAGTGTCACAGCGGCATCATAAATATCCAGGCGATCATGCGCCCGTTGATAGATCAACGCACCGGATCAAAAACCATCTTAGCTTCCGTTGACGGGCTGCACGTCGGCTTGCTTGCAGGCGGCTCTGCAGCAAAGTTCCACAAGCACCTGGCAAAGCATGGGCTGGAAGGCTCCGACACGCTGGGGCATCTCCGCATCGACCTTCTCGGGGGCGATTCGGATCCGCTGGTATCCATCAACATCCCCGATGATGAGCGGCCAGCGTGGCCAAATGGCAACCCAGTAAAAACACACACCCTTCCCGACGGCAGAACCCGAAATCACATGCAAGACGGTCGAATCCTGACCGTCCCAGCTTTCCCGTCTCATGTTATCGAATATCTATCCACTTGGATTGACTCCGAGCCAGGGGAAACTTATCCCATTAACGCCAGTTTCTCTGGCTTATCAATGGAGACAGGGTTTGTTGAGGTATGGAATTACGACATCGGTGAGGTCAGAAATTATGCATTCCACAAAATTTCAAGCGTGACCTGCATCGAAGATGGAAAAACACATAGCGGTTACGAGCTATCCAAAGAACTTGGCGGGAAATATCTAGAATAGAGCACCTTCTCCAGCACTAATCTCAGCCCATCAAGCCTGCCTGCAATGAGAATTTGCTGCCTGCTGCCTGCTGC